AGTAGGAACGGCACTTGTACGAAGGCCATAGGAAAACCCGATTAATAAAATGCACTTTTACTCGCTACACGTCTGAAATGTTACCAAACACTGAACTACACACAACTGAATTCTCTAAAACTCGCAAATTTACACGTCAATCATTTAAGCAAATCGAGCAGTTAACTGCAAGTTTAGCAAACGACAGAGTCGCAAGACATAAATTCTTATTTAATAATTCATTGCCACTCATATCTGATTACAGCGGCGAAGACTCAAATGGACACCAACTTCAAGCAACAATTAAGATACCAGATGAGATTACGAACCCTAAAGAGTACGATCCCTCCGATTATCCGTTAGCTGAAGATGAATCTTTCTTCAAACAAGGTCACAAGTATGATTACTTAGTGACCTTCAGAGCAGGCTCATTAACTAATACATACGAACCGAAAACCAAGATGTACAAATTACACGCTGCTTTAGATAGATTGATGCATGTCAAACAGCGTAAATCACGTTTTGCAGATTTGTGGCGTGAACTATGTGCAGTCATCGCTTCGTTGGATGTATGGTATCAAACTACGAACTATCCTCTACGCACATATGTGAAGTTTCTGTTCCATAAGGGCGACGAATTCCCATTCTATGAATCACCTTCGCAAGACAAGATAGTATTTAATGACAAGAGTGTAGCATCCATACTACCCACATTCGTATACACCTGCTGTCAAGTAGGTACAGCAATAATGTCAGGCATTCTAACGCATGTGGAGAGCATCGCTGCAATGAATCATTTTCTTCATTGTGCGAAAGATTCTTATATAGACGAGAAACTTAAAGTTAAAGGAATAGGTAGAAGTTGGTATCAAGAAGCGCTGCATAATGTTGGGCAAGTAACAGTACCGGTATGGTCACAATTTAACGAGATTATCGGTCACAGGACAAAGAATACTTCTGAACCACACTTTGTGTCAGCTACGTTCACAGCGTTACGCGCAAAACGAGCGGAGTTGCTATATTCTGAGTTCAATGATTATATAAACAGAGCACTAAGATTAAGCAAGACTCAGAATGATGTTGCTAACTACTATGCGGCCTGTAGGGCAATGACCAATGATGGAACTTTCCTTGCGACATTAACCGAATTATCCTTAGATGCTGCGGTATTCCCTAGGATAGAACAGCGCTTAGTAACAAGACCGGCGGTGCTAATGAGTAATGCGCGACATGAATCACTGAGACAGAAATATACAGACGGTGTTGGTTCAATAGCTCAGTCATACTTATCTAGCTTCACTGATGAAGTCGCTAGACGTGTTAACGGTATACATCATGATGAGGCATGGCTAAATTTCCTGACCACGTCATCACCAGGTAGGAAGCTAACGGAAATTGAAAAGCTAGAAGTGGGAGGTGACGTAGCAGCATGGTCTAATTCAAGAATTGTTATGCAGGCGGTTTTCGCACGTGAATATCGTACCCCTGAAAGGATATTCAAATCACTTAAAGCGCCCATTAAGCTCGTTGAACGCCAGCAGTCAGATCGAAGGCAGAGAGCAATCTCAGGATTAGACAACGATCGCTTGTTTCTAAGTTTCATGCCATATACCATCGGAAAGCAAATATATGATTTGAATGATAACGCTGCACAAGGTAAACAGGCAGGTAATGCGTTTGATATCGGCGAGATGTTGTATTGGACTTCGCAACGCAACGTTTTACTGTCATCGATAGATGTGGCTGGCATGGACGCATCCGTTACAACCAATACCAAAGATATATATAATACTTTTGTGCTAGATGTCGCTAGTAAATGTACGGTACCGCGCTTTGGACCATATTACGCTAAGAATATGGAAGTTTTTGAGGTTGGTAAGCGTCAGTCACAGGTAAAATACGTTAATGCGGCATGGCAGGCATGTGCATTAGAAGCAGCGAATTCACAAACTTCAACCTCGTATGAAAGCGAGATATTTGGACAGGTTAAGAACGCAGAGGGCACATATCCATCAGGACGAGCAGATACTTCAACGCATCACACGGTATTGCTTCAAGGTTTAGTGCGAGGGAATGAACTGAAGAGGGCATCAGATGGTAAGAATTCATGCCTCGCTACAATTAAGATACTTGGTGATGATATTATGGAAATATTTCAGGGTAGTCAAGATGACACTCATCATCATGCTGTTTCGAACGCAAATGTCTTAAACGAAAGCGGTTTTGCAACAACAGCAGAATTATCGCAGAACTCTATTGTATTATTGCAACAGTTAGTAGTGAACGGGACGTTCTGGGGCTTTGCAGATAGGATATCTTTATGGACTAGGGAAGACACAAAGGATATCGGACGACTCAATCTCGCTATGATGGAACTAAATGCTCTTCTCGATGATTTATTATTCAGAGTGCGGCGTCCGGAAGGGTTAAAGATGTTAGGTTTCTTTTGTGGTGCGATCTGCTTGCGGCGTTTCACTTTGAGCGTAGATAACAACTTGTATGATAGCACATATAATAGTCTTAGCAAGTACATGACGCTAATCAAGTATGACAAGAATCCCGATTTTGACTCTACACTGATGAGTTTAATTCTACCTCTTACGTGGTTATTTATGCCAAGGGGAGGGGAGTATCCTGCGTATCCATTTGAGCGTAGAGACGGCACATTTACTGAGGATGAGTCGATGTTCACCGCTAGAGGGGCGTATAAAAGACGATTGTTATATGATATAAGTAATATTCGAGAAATGATACAACAAAATTCTTTGGCGCTAGATGATGAATTGTTACATGAGTATGGCTTCACGGGAGCGTCGCTACTTATAGATCTGAACATACTTGACTTGATTGATGAAGTCAAGAAAGAAGACATTAGTCCGGTTAAGGTGAGTGAGCTAGCGACATCTCTAGAACAGTTGGGAAAACTAGGTGAGCGTGAGAAATCTCGACGCGCTGCTAGTGATCTCAAAGTTCGTGGTCACGCTTTAAGTAACGATATTGTGTATGGGTATGGATTGCAAGAGAAAATTCAGAAATCAGCGATGGCGACTAAAGAGACGACAGTGCAATCGAAACGAATATCATTACGTTTACATGAGGTCATAGCGACTAAGACACGCGATTATAGAATACCTACAACGCCAGCGGATGCACTACATTTATATGAGTTTGAGGGTGAGGAAGTAGTCATGGATCTATTACCACACGCCAAACACACTTCATATTCTAATCTTGCGTATAATATGTCCTTCGGTAGTGATGGTTGGTTTGCTTTCGCACTGTTGGGAGGTCTAGATAGGTCTGCTATTCTATTGCGTCTAGATGTGGCTTCAATACGCGGGAATTATCATAAATTTAGTTATGATGACCCAGTTTTCAAGCAGGGCTACAAGATATATAAATCTGACGCAACGTCACTTGATGATTTCTTTATTGCTATTTCTGCGGGACCGAAGGAGCAGGGTATCCTGTTACGAGCGTTCGCATATTACAGTTTATATGGTAATGTTGAGTATCATTACGTATTATCACCGAGACAACTGTTCTTCCTATCAGATAATCCAGTATCTGCAGAAAGATTAGTACGTATACCTCCTAGCTATTATGTGTCTACACAATGCAGAGCCTTATACAACATCTTCTCTTATCTACACATCCTACGGAGTATCACAAGTCATGAGGGTAAGCGTTTAAAGATGGTTTTACATGCAGGGCTAATAGCGTACGTTAGAGGTACAAGTTCAAGCGCAATTCTGCCTGAGGCAGATACGGTGTAGATTAGTATTTGATAGCAGCTAGGCGCGCCGCGACGAAGTGTGAAGTTGATTTGGAGGCCTCCGAGTGGCCGCCAGATGTACGCTGTTCAGAGTTAGCC